ACAGCATCCTGGCCGGGGATGTTGGGAAAGCCCCGGAAGTTGGCGACATTGCCGAACTTCGTGCCGCAGGTCGCGATCCGCTTGTCGCACCCGGCTCGGATGGCGAAGGTGTCGGACATGGAAATGGCGCGCACCGGGGCTTCCAGCAGGGTCAGGATGGCCACGCCGTCGACGAGGTCATGCGACAGCACCTCGACACGTCGCCCGGCATTGACGCCCGAGGTCCACTCGACCGTGCCATGCGCGAACCATCCCGCCGTGAACCCGCCGAGCCCCGAGGCGGTGAAGGCGCGGTCGCGCAGCAGGTCGATGATCGCGCCGGTTCCCTTGAACGCCGGAGCCTCGAGATTGACTCCGCAGCGCGCATCGCCAAGGGCGGCATCGCAGCTCGCCTGAAACGTCCGTCCGACCGTTTGTCCGAGGACGTGTGCAAGGCTGCGGACCTCGGCCACGAAAGCCAACCGTCCGCGCCGGATCTGGCCAATGGCGCCGCGCCGCATCAGCAGGCGCTGGGAGGTCGCGGCCCAGTTCACCCGCCAGACCTCGACGGCCGCGTTGTCCCAGCGACCATCGAGGATATCGGTCTCGGTGATCCGATCCGAGGTCAGCACGCCTTGGGCATCCTGCGCGTCCACGGACAGGTCGGACCCCGAGCGCACCTCGGAGGCGGCGAAACCGCTCTCCGGCTCGAAATCGGTGCCATCGAACGTCAGGGTCTGGTCGTGGTCGGTAAAGCCGAGCGTCACCCCATCTGCTCGCACGATCCGCCAACACCAGGCAAGCGTCGTCGCGCCCTCGTCGAGATGGGCCTGAAGCGCGGGAGAGAGCGACTTCACTTCCGCCCCCAACCGCGCCACAGGGCGACCGAGGCCAGCGCCGAGGAAACGACGCCCCCGGCCGTGCCGGTCAGGACGTAGAGGTTGAAGGGACGCAGATCGAAGCTGCCGGTCGCCAGATCGAAATCCGCCAGCCCAGCCATGGCCAGCCCGGAGGCAGCAAGACAGGCCAGATAGACCAGCCCGCGTGCAAGGTTCCAGTTCATGATGTTGCCTTTCCTTTGAGAAATTCCATCAGCCGCTGCCACCACGACGGGGAGCCTGTCGATTGGGTAGGCACCGGCAGTGGCACGGTCGGCGGCACTGGCTGACCCGTCGGACGCAGCAAGGTCAGCGCCTCGGCCTCGGTCAGTCGCCGGATCGGTCGTGAAAAATCCACCCGTCCACTGCGATCGATAGCCCAGACAGGAATGGTGCCGGTCGGATAGCGGCCATCGCGGAACAGATCGCGTTCGGCCTCGCGCCGTGCGCGGATCGCGGCCGGTCGCAGCCAGCCCATGAAACCCTGCGCGGCGGCGGCGCGGTTGCCCGCGTTCAGGTGCCGGGTAAGCGACGCTTTCGCGATGCCGCCGGTGTTGTAGTGGAAGCTGACCAGCGCATCGAACTCGTGCGGTTCCAGCGGCACCTTCACCGCGCGCAGCACCTCGGCCTCGTAAGTGGCGAGGTCGGCACGGAAGACCCGGAACGCCTCGCGGATCCCCGCGTCGAGATCGGCGGGCATGCCGCGCGGCATCCCTGCCGGATCGGGCGGCCCTGCCGAGGCAGTGTGGCCGATGCCGAAGGTCCAGATGTTTTTGACATCAAGGTAGGGCCCGGGCACGAGTCCTTCGTGCCGGACGAGGGCCAACAGGCCCCGGTCAGTCATGTGCATGGGATCACCCGAAGATGGAGGAAAGGATCAGGATCAGGGCGGCGACCAGAAGGCCGATGCGCAGGCGGTGACTGAAGGCCTGTGCCGGGTCGGAAGCGTCGCAGCGGATGGCGCGCGCGAGACGGAGAAGTTCATGCATCGGGGGTGCCCCCCTTGCCACTCCGCAGCCGGGCGAGGACGACCTCGATGAAGGCGGGACCGAAGACGCCGACGAGATAGGCGGCCGAGCCCGCCGCGCCCCCGGCCGGGATCGCCTGCGATGGCAGGCCGAGCCAGGCGGTGATGACCGCCATCGACAGGCTGCCCATCCCGGCCGCGATCAGACCGCCGAGCAGGATGTGGCGCAGCGCATCGCGCAGCCGCATGCGCGTGGTCAGCGCATTGGTCGCCCCGCCAAGCGCGCCCCAGGCGGCCAGGATGACGGCGGTGGAGGTCGCCAGATCGCGCAGCACGGCGGCGATGAAGCCGGTTTCTTCGTTCATCGCCGGATCTCCAGCAGCGGGATGGAGGTGATCGACCCGAGGCGTTCGATGTCGAGGGTGACGTCGAGGGCGTCGGTGTCGAAGCGGACGGGGACGTCGAACTCGAAGCCTGCCGTGATTGCGACCCCCGCGCCGGGGGCAGTTGTGAAGGTGACGCTACCGGTGGCGGTGTTGACGCTCCAGCCGGTGATCTGCTCGACGCCGTTCAGGGCAAGGCGGACGCTGCCCGCCACCGGCTTGGCGATAGCGCGGGTCCAGCTTTGAGCGCCGGAGCTGTAGCGCTTCAGCAAGGCGAAGGTGGCGACAGCACCATTACCTGTGCCGATGGGCTGGTCGGTCGGGGCCACCGGTTGTGACGGCAGGCAGGATTTGTAGTCCGCCCAGTCCTTGTAGCGAAAGCCGTGCAGGCGGCCGTTTCGCGACTCGAAGAAGGCAACAACTGCCGCCAGATCGTCAGCGCGGCGGATGCCGTAGGCGACATCATAGCGGCGGCGCGAATTGGCCCAGCTGGCGTTGCGCTCCTCATCGCCGGAGGCCAGTTCGACCACTTGCGTACGCCGTTCCGGCCCACCCCGCGCGCCGCGGCTGATGTTGTCGGGGAACCTGACGTCATGGAATGCCATCACATGCCCCTTCGACCCAGCGACACGGCACGAACAATGTCGCTTGCGACTTGCGTGCGCGATTGTCGGAAGCTTTCGGCATCGCGGGCCATGATGGTGACGTTTACGGCGGGTGCGCTGGTCTGGCCGTATCCAGCGGCCTCGCGGTGGGACAGCACACGTTCGCCGCGTTGCAGGATCGCCGGAACCTCGTCGGGCTTGATCCCCGCCCATCCACCCGCATGCATGCGCGGGGCATGGGCAAAGGCCATGGCCGGAACCATGCGGCCCGGTCCCGGCGATCCGACCATGCCACCGGCATGCAGGATGCTGGCGAACAGACCACCCGCACCGCCGAGCGCTCCCGACAGCGCATTGGCGATGGGGCCGAGGATGAATCGCCGGGCCGCCAGCTTGGCCAGATCGGCGATCATCGAGGTGACCAGATCGCGGAAGTCGAGTTTGCCGGTCTTGACAAACTCGCCCACCGCGTTCTCGGCGGACGTGAAGGCCCCGACCAGCGCCTGGCCGATATCGCCGCCGATGTTGCGCGCCTTGGCGGCATAGTCGGCGAGCGCCGCAGTCACCGCGCCCCACCCGGTTGCCGCATGGTCGGCCCCTGCGGCAGCTTCAGCCCCGGCGTCGCGCGTAGCCGCACCGGCGCTTCCGGCAGCAGTTGCGGTGTCGTCCAGTTCGGTATTCAGCGCATCCGCCGAACTGGCGGCTTCTGCCAACGCCGTTTTGGCCTCCGATCCGGTGCCGGTCACCGCGTCGCGCAAGGCCTGCCAACTGGCCAGCGGACGACCCGCAGCATCGGCCAGCATTCCTGCCGCCTCGCGATAGCCGTCGGCCCGGCCACGCGCATCATCGGCCATCGCGCCAAGCCCAAGGTCGGGCGGCTCGAGGTAGGTCCGGGACAGCGCGGCCGAGAAGGCATCCGCTGCGGCCGCTCCGGCGGCGGTTGCGGCCCCCTCGAACGGGTTGCCGATCCGCGCCAGTTCGACGGCGTCCAGCGTGCCGATCCGCACCCCACCTTCGCCCACCGCCCAGTCGGGCAGAAGATCCAGCGCAGCGTTCAAACCGTTGATGAAATTGTTGATCCGGGTGACGACGCCGTTCAGCATCGCCTCGACGCCAGAGATCAGCCCGTTCGCGGCCTGGAAGGCAAAGTCGCCGATGGCGCCGGGCAGACTGCCCCAGATCGCCACTGCCGCGTCGTAGGCCCCCTGGAAGATCGCTGCCGTCCGGTCGCCGAAGCTGACGACGCCTGCGATGGTACCTTCCAGCGCTGACAGCCCGGCTGCCTTCAGGCTCTCCCAGCCAGCGCCCATGTTCGCAAAGGCTGCGTCGAGCGACAGGCCGATGCGCGACCAGACCTCCTTGGCGAGATCGCCCAGCAGCCGGAAGGCCTCGCCCACACCGCCGACTCGGGCCACCAGTTGTGAGAACTGATAGACCAGTTCCCCCGCGCCGACGATCAACGCGCCAATGCCGGTGCGGATCAGCGCCCCGCGCAAGAACACCAAGGCCGTGGCAAGGCCGCGCACCGACAAGGCAGCCACGGCAAGCCCCGTAACCCAGCGCCCGGCCATGATGCCAGCGAAGGTCGCGGCGTAGGTGGTCAGCCGCCCGAGGTTGTCGAAAAGTGCCGTGATCGCCTGACTGATTGGGCCGGTCGCCCGCGCCATATCAGCGAGTTTGGTTGCAATGGTCTCAAGGGCCGGTGCGACGGCGACGGTGAGGCGATTGGTCAGGCCGATCCAGATCAGGCTCAGGCGCGCGATCGCGTCACCCGTGCGTTCGATCTGGGCGGAGTCACTGGCGCTGACCGCCACACCAAAGTCGCGCACATCCTGCGCCGCCTCGCGCAGGGTGGCCGGGTCGATACGCAGGAAGGCCAACGCTGCCCGGTCGCCGAAAAGGTCAGAGGCCACGGCAGCGCGTTCGGCTTCTGGCACGAACTGGTTCAGCGCTTCCTGAATGGCAATGATGCGCTGGTCGAGGGGCAGCGCCTGCAAATCCGCAGCCGTCAAGTTCAGCCGCTGGAGAGCACCCACGGCCGATCCCGATCCTGTGGCCGCCTCGGACAGTCGTGTGGTCAGCTTCTTGGTGGCCTGCTCGATCTCGCCCATCGACACGCCCGCCAGTTCTCCGGCCCATGTCAGGGTCTGGACGCTTTCGACCGTGGTCTGCATCGATTGCGCGAGCTTGGCCTGAGCATCCACGTTGGCGAGACCAGAGCGGATCATCGCCACGCCAGCCGCCGCCGCAGCGACGGTCACCGCCGCGAGCGCAATTCCAGCCTTGCGGGCGAAGCTGCCAAGCCGGGCGTTGGCCAGTTCCATCTCCGAAGAGAGGCGGCCGAAACCCCGCGAACCGGCCTCACCGATGCCTTCCAACTCGGCGCGGACCTGGCGGCCGCCTTCCGCGACCAGCCGGACAGAAACACGCTTCTCGGCCATGGGTCAGGATCCTTGATATTCGGGGGTGTATGTCTTACGTTATCTGCATCGATCAAAGAGGCGTATGATCATGTCCGAGACCGCGACCCTGTCCTCGAAGTTCCAGATCTCGATCCCCAAGGCGATCCGAACGGCTCAGCATTGGGAGGCAGGGCTGACCTTCGCCTTCATCCCCAAGGGCACTGGCGTTCTTCTGGTCCCGGTCCCGAAGCGGGAGGCCCTGAAGGGGTTCGCGCACGGAGCGTCTGCCACGGACTACCGTGACCGCGCGGACCGGGTCTGATGATCCTCGTCGATACCTCGGCCTGGATCGAATGGCTGATCGGATCCCCAACCGGCGAGAAGCTGGCTGAACAACTGCCCGAACAGGCCGACTGGCTGGCGCCAACCATGGTGCAACTGGAATTGGCGAAGTGGCTGACGCGCGAGGTCGGCGAGGACAAGGCGGATCAGGTGATCGCCTTCACGCAGGTCTGTCAGGTCGTGCCCCTCGATACGGAAATCGCCCTTGCCGCTGCCGAGGCTTGCCGAACACACAAGCTGGCCACGGCAGACGCGATCATCTTTGCCACCGCCCGGGCACGCAATGCGACGCTGCTGACGTGCGACGCCCATTTCGAAGGGCTGCCCGGCGTGACACTGGTCCAGAAGATCACGAGCTGAACCCGCCCCCGTCGTCTGAGGCGATCTGTTCGTTCAACTTTTGCACCATCACCGCCTCGATCTCGGGCAGTAATTCGGCGGCGATCAGGGCGTCGATCCCGAGGGCATTGGCCATCGCCAGTGCCGCACCCATGTCCCAGCCGAGCACGGCGCCGGGGATCACACGCAACTGGCCGCCAAGGCGGCCGACCAGATCCCAGATCTGCCAGCCATCTTCCGTCTTTGGCCGGTTCAATCTTGCGGGGCAGTCGGGGCAGCGCCCCGTGCAGGCCGCGCAGTAGCTGTCGCCCCCGCCGAAGAACCATTCGGCAAGGGCGCGGAGACGTTTTTTTCCGCGTCCAGGATCAGGCCCTTGGCAACGTATTGGGTCTGGAACGCCTCGAAGACCGGCCAGATTTCCAAGAGAGCGTCGATGCCCTCGGGCGAAACCGGGACAGCATCGCCCGCGTCATCGCCTACCCCCTCCCAATCCAGCACTGCGCGGCGGGCCACGGCCTTTGCCATGGCAAGGGCCAGTTCTTCTTGAGTCGCGGTGGCCGGCAACGCTTCGATGGCCGGATCGGCGCGGGCCGACACCATCAGGGCGGTGGTCAGTGGTGCTACCTGCAGGCGCAAGCCAGGAGCGAGGGTCAGCCAAGCGGGCTTGGCAGTCAGGTTCAGTCTGATCATGATCAATAGCTCACAACGGTGTTGACGAGGACGGCGGTGCACATGCGGGCGGGGCTGACGGCCTTGGCGGCCTGCCAGTCGAAGGTGGCCTGAATGCCCTGCGGGCCCGGGATTTCGATGCGGGGGCG